CAGCCGGGACGGTGCACCTAGCCGCTGACACTGCCAGAGGGAGCTGCCGGCGCTGCGGTGCTGGCAGCTCTTCCCATGTCAGACGAGGTCGCGGAGCGGTACGTCGAGGGCGTCGGCGATGCGGATGAGGGTGTCGAGGAGGGGCGATGCGTGGCCTTGCTCGATGCGCGCGTAGGTGGCCCTGTCCATAGGAATGGCCAGGGCGACGGCCTGCTGAGTGAGGTTGGCGTACTCGCGGGCGGAGCGGATCTTCGCGCCGATGGTCCGTCGCCGGACGAGGACCCAGTCTGGCGATTCAGTGGAGCGCGGCACGCGTCTACGCTCACTGGCTCATGATCAAAAGTATGCAGGGTCTACCCTACATTTAACGATCATGTGGTCCCATTGGGGATTTTGTGCGAATGGTGCACACGTTCGAGTGAGCCTCGTTGAACAGCGTTGCCGCCCGGCGACACTTCCGGTCTGATGCATGCATCTGGCATATACCTCCACCCCCAGACCCCGGGTGGCGCACTCGCGACCGGCCCCCACGCGTCGCGGGAGGGTGGCGGTAAGAGAGGTGTTCGCGTGTCCGCCTCAATCGACCACCCACCGCTCTGACTTGGTCAGAGCAAGCCGCCCCACCCCGATCAAGGGGTGGGGCGGTCTAGTTTGTACGTACGGCCCCCGCCGACTGTTGCGACGGGGGCCGTAGCCCGCGGGACGGGCCTCCCCGCCCGCACCCCGCAGGATGTGACGAGCGCGTGTCTGGCGCGCGTGGGGAGACGCACCAGCCCTCGTCAGCACTGACTCTAAGCGGCTGCCTTACTTGCGCCAGTCCCTCGTTCGAGTGATCCGCGCCTCATGATCGTCCGGGGGTGTGGACTCCATGTGGACTTTGATCACGAAGGAGGCCCCCCGTTCGAACAAACGGGGGGCCTCTCTACTGCTTTGACCAGCCAAGCAGGTCTGTGCCCCCGGCAGGATTCGAACCTGCGACACCCGCTTTAGGAGAGAAAGTAAAGCGATCATGAGGTTCGGTGAGCCCGAATGAGGTTCGGTGAATACATGACAACAGGGGCTTGACCTGCATCTTTGGCCTTCAGTGAGTCCGAGTGAGCATCAGTGAGGGGGTGTTGTGGATTCCATGTGGATTCTCATCGAGCCTGCCCCTCATACAGCCCGCAATGTTCGAACAGCCTCGGCGTCGGGCGCCATGCGAGCGCGCACCTGGGCCGCCACATCCTCGGGGGAGTGCTGGTAGATCCATGTGACCTTGGACCCGCGCTCGTGGCCCATCACCGTCTGCGTGTCTTTCTCGTCGATCCCCAGCTCCTTCAGCCACGTGGCGAAGACGTGCCGCAAATCGTGGACCCGCGGCCACCACTCCATCCGACCCGTCTCCCGGTTCTTCACCTGGCGGGCAATCCCCGCGTCCTGGATCCCGGGCACCCACACCCGGCGGAAGTTGTGCCGGCTGAGCACGCCACCCTGCGGGCCGCGGAACACGAGCTCGCCCGGGTGTAGTTGGTACGGATCGTCCCCGATGGGGGTCACTGTCTTCGATGGCCGCCACCTGTCCACCATTGCTTGCACCGCGGTGGCCGCCTCAGGCGTGACCGGCACCGTGCGGAAGCCAGCGACGGACTTGGGCGCGTCCTTCCGGAACAGGCGCCCGTGGTCCTCACTGAGCACTTCCTTCACCTTGAGGTGGTGCGCCTCCAGGTCGACGTTCTCCCACCGCAAGCCTGTGGCTTCGCCCCACCGCATTCCCGTGTGCTCGAGGAACACGACCAACGGCCGGTAGTAGGTCGGCAGGTGCTGGAGGATCAGCTTCACCTGAGCGCGCGTCGGGGGTCGGACGTCGTCGGGGTGCTTCACCGTCGGCTCGCCGATGTCGAGGTCGGCGGCCGGGTTGAACGGGATCCGCCGGCCATCCTTGACTGCTGCGCGGAGCATGGAGTTGAGCACCTCGTGGACCTTCTTGCGGGTGTGGTAGCCCTTCACCTCCCGTGTGATCCACGCCTGTAGCTCGATGTACTCCAGGTCGCACAGCCGCCACTCGCCCCACTTCGGTTCGAGGTGGGCGTTCCAGTTGGACAGTTTCCGGTTGGTCGTGGTGACGGCGCGGTCCGGCTGCGCCTCCCACCACAGGTCCCACCACTGGCCCATGGTGATCTCGCCGCGCTTGGGGTCGCCGTATGTCCTCTTACGGACCTTGGTGCGGATGTCGTCGAGGTACGCCTCGGCCTTCTTCTTGCCGCCGTCGGCGATCGGAAAGTTCTTCGCCTTCTGCTTCCCGGTCGGGTCGCGGTAGCGGGCCTGCCACGCGCCGATGCAGTCGCGCCGTCGGGTCCGCTCGCCGTGTACGTCCGGCGGGTACTTGGCCATGCATTTGTGGCAACCGCACGTCTTGGCCCTGATCTGGCGTGGGTTCTCGGAGGCCTTACGCCCCATGCTTAACCACCTGCTCACTCCTCCGCTGGTGAGGTACGCGGGGCATCATGTCGACAGGTGCCCCGCACCAGCAGACTGCACCCAACTCCGGTTGCGCGACCACGAGTTCGCGAAGGATGGCGCGCACGAGTGTGACCGTCTGTGCTGGCTCCAGGTGGCGGGGGAGTCTGATCACCTTGGCATCGGCATCGAAGGCCGGAATGGATTCGGGATCAGTGAGACTAATGCGCACACACATGCATACCCCCGGTTCGCAGGCAATTCGGGACCTGGGAGCCGAAGGGGGAGGGCATCGGCCTTCGATCGACCGTACCTCCACTTGGTAAAATAATCGACCAATGTTGCACATGTTGTTGAGGTGACCTTCACGCTGAGTGATCAGGTCCGTTTAGCAGAGACTCGCGAGCCGAGCCGATGGTTGCCCTACTGCCCCGTACGGTTCATCTCATTCAGGGCGCGCATCTCGACTTCCTTCATGCGCCGCTGCTCTTCGGTCAGTCCCCGGTACAGGGCGAGGATGCGCTCCTCGCCGTCAGGGCTGAGCGGGCCGGGGGACTGGCGGCCCGCAGCGCTGAAGACCTCGGCCTCGGTGAACTTGGGGAACTCGCGGGCCAGCGCGCGCAGCTTTTCGATATTCGGGCCGCGCTTGCCGCCTCGCGTGCGGTTCGCCCAGGAGTTGACGGTGGAGACGGCCGTGCCGATGCGGGCAGCGATCTCGGTCTCGTTGACGTCGTACTCCGCTTTGAGACGAGCGAGAAGCTGCGCTAGATCTTCGGTGCGCTCCTGGTTGTCCACAGGGTAAGAGTGCATGTGGATCTTCTACTTTTGCAAGTGAAAGTAGAAGCGTGGCGCGAAGCCGTGCAGCGCGCGACCTCCCCATCACGCGCCGTCAGGCTTGGCATATGCGCCCACCATAGAACACGCTTTCGATTCCCGCCAATGCTCACCGAAACGTGCTGCCACTCACTTGACCTCACTAACACTGACACAGTAGAAATGTGTCAACGACATCGCAAGGTGTCACGCAGTCCCCAACAGGCACGAGGCGCACATGACTGACCTCATCCGCAAGAGCAAGGGCAAGCCACTCAGAGAGGCGATGAAGCGCTCAAAGCTCAGCCAGGCCGAAATTGCCGCCCGCACTCGGGAGGTAGATGCCAGTGGACGAGGTGTGAGTCTCGGGACGGTGGTCAAGGTCACCGGCCGCGGCAAGACCGCAGCCGAGACGTGCCGACTGCGTACCGCATGGCTCGTCGCTACGGCCCTTGGTGAACCCCTCCAGGACGTCTTCGACATGCCCTCAGTTTCTACTGACACAGTAGAAAGGTGAACCCCCATGCCAGCTCAGACCCTCGCTGAGCGCACCGAGCTCCTCAGGCCCGCCGGCCTCGCCCCCCTGCTCACCACCGCTCAGTTGATGGCGCACTACGGCGTCTCGAACTGGACGGTCAACGAGTGGCGGAAGAAGGGGTGCCCCTTCGCGCGGCTGCCCGGCGGCATCCGCCGCTTCAACCTCGCGACGGTCCAGCAGTGGCTGGAGTCGCAGGACAGTCACGCGGCGGAGGCCCGCGCCGAGCTGGCGCGTAAGGCCGTCGCGGCCCGCTCCTAACCCACTCATCTCGCGCCGAAGGGCCGCCCGACTGCCAGGCCCGGCGACCCCACGACTACGGCGCCTCAACCACACAAGAAATCGAGGTCACCGATGGACCTGAAGCCTACTGATCTCCCGCGAGGGGATCGCCGCCCGGTGCTCGTCACCGGCATCACCATCCCCGCCCGGCCACCGCGGACCGCCCGTGACGTGCACCGTGCCGCGGCCCGCATCATCGCCGCGAACGGCCTGCACCAGGGCGATCTCGTGGCCGACACGTTCGACCGCGAGCTGTCCACGCCGCACGCCGAGCGCCCCATGTCGATCGTGGCCGCGCTGAACTACGCCGCGACCGGCGACCCGCACCGCACGTCGGACCTGTCGAGGGCCGCGGTCGCGGTGCTTGCGCACCGGCTCCTCGTGAAGGGGCAGGGCCCGTACGGGGAGGACGAGTTGGCGCTCGTGTTCCACGTGGATGCGTGGGGCGATGCGGAGGGCCGTACGACCGAGTCGGCGTGCGCGGTGCTTGAGGCCGCGGCGGACGCCTGCGGGGTGGCCGCGTGAACACGAAGGCCGTGAACAGTGTCGCGGGCGTCATCCTCGACGCGCAGACCAAGGACCGGACTCCGGCGGGTATTGCGCTGGCGCTCGACGCCGCAGGCCTCATCCTGACCCCGGAGATCGCCGCCGAGGTCAACCGGCTGCGGGACCGGCTCACCGAGTATCAGCGTCCCGCCGACGAGGCCCCGATCGCCTTCGCGTTGACGCCGAAGGCCGAGCTAGGCGAGAAGGACACCCGCGAGGGCGAGTCCACTTCCCCGGCCACGCTGACCATTTATCGCGCCGAGCACGACAGCGGCATCCCCCTCGGCCTCTACACCACCGAGGCCGCCGCCCGCGCCCACTGCGAAGCCACCGCCAGCCACGAACACCCCGGCAGCGTCGCCCTCTCCTTCGACTGGATCGACGACGAGTCCGAGCCCGAGGAACCGCGGGAACTGACCGTGACCATCGACGGCGACGAGGAGACCACGGGCTACATCGTCACCCCGCTCACCGTCGCCTCCGAGTACGACGCGGAGGCGGATGCCTGATGACCACGACCGTGCAGGCCGAGGCTCAGACCTCGGCCGCCGGCCCGGCTCCCATCACCGAGCCCGGCATCTACCAGATGACGAACGACGTCTACCACTCCCACCGGTACGCGCTGTCGTCGAGCGGTGCGCGGAAGCTGCTGCCGCCCTCGTGCCCGGCGATCTTCCGGTACGAGCAGGACAACCCGCAGCCGGTGAAGAAGGTGTGGGACATCGGCAACGCCGCCCACAAGCTCGTCCTCGGCAACGGGCCGACGCTCGTGCAGATCGACGCCGAGGAGTGGCGGACCAACAAGGTCAAGGATGAGGTCGCCGACGTCCGCGCCGCTGGGAACATTCCGCTCAAGCCGAGCGAGTACCGGCAGGTGCACGACATGGCGGACGCCCTGCGCCGCCACCCCGTCGCCTCCTTGCTCTTCGACCCCGAGCGCGGCACGCCAGAGCAGTCCCTGTTCTGGCGCGACGACCGCACGGGCGTCATGCGGCGGGCACGCCTCGACTGGCTGCCCAGCCCCCGCACGGGGCGGCTGATCATCCCCGACTACAAGACGTGCCGCTCGGCGAACCCCGAGAAGCTCGCCAAGGACATCGACGAGTACGGCTACCACCAGCAGGACGACACGTACCGGTCCGGCGCGCAGGCCCTCGGGATCGCCGACGACGCCGCTGCGTTCGTCTTCGTCTGCCAGGAGAAGACCGCCCCGTACGTGATCACCGTCGTCGAGGTGACCGCGACCGCCCGCCGCATCGGCGCCGCCCGCAACCGCCGCGCGCTGGAGACCTTCGCCGAGTGCACCGCTTCCGGCTACTGGCCCGGCTACAGCGACGACGTCGTGCCCGTGGCCCTGCCCGGATACGCCGAGACCCGAGACACCTTGGAGTACCTGTGAACTACCCCGCCGAGCAGCACCAGTTCGCCGTACCTGCGGCGCCCGCCCCTCCGTTCGTCGGGCAGGGCACCGCGGTTGAGCAGTCCCGCGCAGTCGCCGAGGTCCAGGCCGCCGTCATCGTGGCCCGCCAGTTCCCGCGCAACGAGCCGCAGGCCATCCGCAAGATGCAGACCGCGTTCGCTCAGCACAGCCTCGCTATCCGCTCGTTCTTCCGTTTCCGCCGTGGCACCTCGAACGTGTCCGGCGAGACGATTCAGTTCGCCAAGGAACTGGCCCGCTGTTGGACGAACATCCACTACGGCGTGCACGAGCTGCGCCGTGACGACGCCGCTGGCGAGTCCGAGATGCAGGCGTGGGCGTGGGACCTGGAGTCCAACGAGCGGGCGTCGACCACGTTCATCGTCCCGCACACCCGGTGGACGAAGGACAACGGCGGCACCCGGCTGGAGGACCCGCGGGACGTCTACGAGAACAACTCGAACAACGGTGCCCGACGCCTGCGGGAAATGATCTTCAGTGTGCTGCCGGACTGGTTCCGGGAGCAGGCGAAGACGATCGCCACGAACACCGTGGACAACGGGCAGGGTGACAAGCCCCTCGCCCAGAGGACCGCCGACGCCATCACCCACTTCGAGACCCTCGGCGTCACCGTCGAGCAGCTGGAGGACAACCGGTCCGGCCGGAAGTCCGAGAAGTGGACGAACCTCGACCTCGGCCAGCTCCAGATCATCGCCGAGTCCATCCGCCGCGGTGAGATCACGGTGGACGAGGAGTTCCCGCAGCAGCGCGTGACCGTCGCCGAGATCCACCAGCAGGCAGGCGAGGCCCAGACCGCGACGAGCGAGGGACCGGCCCAGTGGCCGGCGGCTCGGGAGCCTGGGGCGGGGGCCGTCTGATGTTCGGAGCCAAGGCCCGCCGCATTCGCGACCTGGAGACCCGCGTCGTCTCCCTGGTTGGGCAGCAGGACGCCACGGTCGCCCGCCGTGCGCTTACCGAGGCCGAGCTCGCCGAGCTGCTCCTCGACGGCGCGGCCACGACCAACGACTTCGCGGAATGCCCGGTGGAGAAGCGCACGACCTTCCACGCCATCCACCCCAACGGGTCCCGCCGCTGCTGGACCTGCAACACCACCACCCCGGAGGGGTCATGACCATTCCCGAGCCGGACGTCACCATGGTGGCCGTTGACGGCACTGATGCTCTGGCCTTCGTGATCATCCGCCCCGGCTCGACCGAGGGAGGCGTCTCCATCGAGGCCGCCGCCAAGGGGCTCAGCAAGCAAGCCGCCGCGTACGTCCTGCGGCATGTGGCGGATCAGTGGGACGCCGAGGCCGGACAGTGACGACCGCGCCCCACGCCCCCGACACGGTGCAGCCTGCGCACGGTTGGCGCGCTCAGGCGCTGTGCGCGCAGACCGACCCGGACCTCTTCTATCCCGAGACCGGCCAGACCTCGCGCACCGCGCGGACCGTCTGCGGCCCCTGCCCCGTCATCGCTGAGTGCCGCGCATATGCGCTCGCCAGGCCCGAGCCGCACGGGGTGTGGGGTGGGCTCTCCGCGAGGGAACGCACGCTCCTCCGACGCCGCCAGGGCTCCGGATGACCGCGCGCCGCGAGCGACGCGCACCGCCGCCGGGCGCGCTCCTCGACTGGCGCGACTCCTCGCACTGGTCCCCGCGGCCCCGGCCGTGCCGCTACTGCGGCCACTTCACCCACCTCCGTGACTCCAAGCGCAGCCCAGCACACAAGGTCTGCGCCGAGGCCGCCCTCCAGCAGCAAGCCGCTGAAGCGGGCGACGCCTACCAGATCGGACGCATCCATGACTGACCAGCAGCACCACCGCTGAACCCGCCTGGGGCGGCCTGACCAGCCGCCCCAGGGCTCCGGTTCTTGCCGTATCGGTTCCGCAACATCACGAGAGAAGACCCGAGTTGAGCAACGAAGACCGCGTGCAGAGCGTCCGCAACGCCTGGACAAACGCCCTCAGGGCAGAGGTCTTGCGCGTCGGCCGCACCATCCCCGAGGTGGCGCGCGTCGTCACCGTGGGCATGTGGATCTCCACGTACGCGGACGCCGACGGCTCCAACTCGTTCCCCGCCCGCGAGACCCTCGCCACCCTGTCCGGCTGCTCGCAGGAGACCGTCACCCGCTCCGTGAAGGTCCTGATGGGCGTCGGAGTCCTCACCCGCAAGCGCCGGCCGAACGCCTCCACGGTCTACCAGCTGCTCATCCCCACGGGCCGCCTGGCGTGGGAGGCCCACATTCACCACGTCACGGACACCCGGCAGCGCAAGGCGTACGCGAAGAAGAAGGCCGAGGAGCTCACCCGGACAGCGTCCACGGACGCTCACCGGACAGCGTCAACAGCGGGGGTTCCGGACAGCGTCCGTGGCGGGGGTTCCGAACCCTCTGAGAGCACCCCGGACAGCGTCCATGGACGCCCCCGGAAAGCGTCAGTGGACGCGGTCCGGACAGCGTCCGTCGCGGGGGTCTACCAGTACCTACCTACCTCCGGTAGGGACCCGCTCCCAGACCACAACTCGGCTGATCTCTCACCGCAACCACCGGTCCGCGTGGGCGCGCGAGGCGAAAGCGATCTCCCCGAGAACAAACGCCAGTGGACCCGCTGCTCGGACTGCGGCGACCCCATCGCACCCGACCCCCAACGCCCCGGCCGCACCATCCACACCTCCTGCCAACGCCGAGCCGAGAGGAACGCGTCATGACCTTCAAGTTCGAGCAGCCCCCGGAAGAACTGACCTGGTACTACCTCCCATCGCTCCTCGACGCCGAGGCCGGAACCCTGAGGTACGACCAAGAGCGGTACCGGGTCAGCGGCGTATCGAACAACGCCGTCGCCTGCGTCTGGTGCGACCTCCTCGCCGACGACGGCGACGGCCTGGCGCTCACCAACCTCGGCCAGCGCATGCTCGCCGACTGGAAGGCCAGCCCCCGGGGACAGGCCTGGCTCGCCGAACAGAGCGCTCTCGACGACGAGCCCGACGGCCACCAGGAACCCACCGAGGCCACCCCGCAGCTCGATACCGCGCGCGCCGATCAGCTCGACCTCTTCGGAGCCACCCCGTGACGGGCCCGTACGAGCGCCTCGCCGCCGAACAGATCCCCACCGGCACCTTCGGCCACGCACTCCCCCCACGCCCCGCACAGCCCCACGAACGGCCCGCACCTCACTGGTCCCCAACCCAACAGGCGCAACACCGCGCCGACCTCCTCTCAGGAATCGACGGATGGGTCTGGGACGACGACGTACGCGACGACGAACGCCGACACCTCCAACTCATCACCAACCAGACGACAACCGACGCGGCCTGACCGCGGGCATCCGGTTCCGCCCGCCCTCGCGCACACACGAAACCAACGGAGATGACCATGACCGATCAGCAGCCCGCTCCCGCCGGCCAAGCACCCGCGCCACTTCCGCCGGAGCTCGTCTCCGCGATCCTCCGCGACCCCACCAGCCCGTACTTCCCCACGCAGATCGGCGTGTTCTGCGACGACTGCGGTGTCATCGAGACCGCCGACTTCATGGTCCACGAGGACATGACCAAGGAGGAGCGGCTCGGCGTCGCCCGCAAGCACCTTGTCGAGACGAAGCGCTGGACGTGCACGCCCGAGGACGGCGATCTCTGTCCGGCGTGCGCCGCGGCGGCCCGCAGCGAGGAACAGCCCGCGGCCTGCGGCAAGTGCAAGACGCCGTTCGACCCCACCGACACCCGCCACGACGGCCACGCACAGAAGCGCGACACCCCGTACTGCCGCCGCTGCGTCGACCTGTGCCACGACAACGAGATCGCCGATCACCGCTGCGTCATCTGCGCGTGAGCAGCAGCTCGGCCGCCCCTGTTCGTAGCAGGGGCGGCCGACCCGGCCAGTCCACCACGACCACCCCGGAGACGACCATGACCGTGGCCGCCCGCCGCCGCTGCATCCGCGGGCACTTCATCCCCGCCAACGCCCCGACGCATGTCTGCCACTGCGCGCTCACACCCCGCCGCCAGCGCTACCGCAGGCACCGTCTGGGCTCCGACCTGTGGGGCCAAGGCCTCGCCGCCCGCAAGAAGCCCGTCCGCACCGTTCCTCTCACCGGGAGCTACCTGTGACCGCATCCGCCCGCATCCTCCGCTGGCACTACCTCGCCGCCGCCGCCCTCACCGCCCACTGCGCCGCCACCAGCGCCCGAACCGGCGCCTGGTGGTACGCCATCGGCCTCTTCATCACCGGCCTGCTGCTCCTGGTCGCCTACGCCCGCGAGATCGTTGCCGCAACAGATCACCGCGCCGCCGCCGCACGAGCCGAGCGCATAGCCCGACTCCGCATGCCCCGCCCCGCGGAAGGCCCCGCCCCCGGCACTCTCTCCGGCCCTTGCTGCGAACGCTGGTGGACGTCGGTAGGGGCGAGCCACGTATGCCCGAAGAACGACCACCGGAGCTCGGCATGAGCGCCCCGACGTCCGCGCGCGGGGGCGAGCACACACCCGCCCCGGGCGTCACCTGGCAGACCCGCCTCGTCCGCGTCGAGCAGCTCGTCGACGACGACGCACCCGACCCCCGCTCGAACCGACAGACCCGCCGCGCAGCCGCGCGCGCAGCACGGAGGAAGAAGTGACCGAACAGCACACCGCCACCGCCTACTTCATCCGGTCCCGTCCCGCCCCGGGCCAGCCTTGGCAGCGCGCGACGGGCGTCAACGCCTCCTGGGCCTCTAAGGCCACGGCGTTGGAGCGCCTTGCCGCCCGGCGCGAGATGCAGCCGAGTTGGGAGCACCGGCTGATGGAGCGGATCACCGCTGTCACCGAGCAGCCCGCTACGGAGGCATGACCGTGAAGCCCACCCGCGTCGAGCTCCTCGGCGACAACAACGAGTGGCAGCCGCTCCACGGCATCACGAACGTCGTTCTCTACGACGAGCCGGAGACCGTCCGCGCCCTCACTGACCGAATCCGCGAGCTTCAGGACGCCATGACCGCGTTCATGCGCGCCTACGCGGAGACCGTCCGCCCGGTCATGGAGCAGGTCGGGCGCGCGTTCCAGACCATGCGCGAGGCCGGGCTCGTCGAGGACGACGGCAAGCCCGCCAAGCGGCCAGACCGGCCCGCCTGGCAGTCGCCGTACGGGCCCCCAAGGAGGCGACGTTGAGCGACAACGCCCTCGTAGCCATCATCGCGATCTGCGTGACAGCCGTGATCGTCACCCGCATCTGGGCCTCCACGAAACACAGATACCCCCGCCGCTGAGCACGACGAGAGGGCGCCCTCACAGTCTCCCCAGACCAGGACGCCCCCAGGTGCTGATCACCGTACCGCCCCAGACGCCACAGGAGCAGCGATGACCACCACCGCCACCCACCTCCGCACCATCGCCCTGCACTGGGCAGACCTCCACGAAGCCGTAGGCGCCCCCACGCAGCACGGCGCGTTCGGCCTCGGCCTCCGCGGCTACCTCGCCGCCCTCGACCAACTCGACGCCGAGCAGCTGGAGTACGACCACCACCAGGCCGCCCACCTCCGCTCCCTGGAACGCTCCACCGACCAGCTTGGCGAACGCCCCGCGCCCGTCCGGCTGTCCATCCTCGACACCATGCGCGCCATCGAGGCCGCCCTCGTCGACTGCGCTGACCAGACCGCCGCCGACGTCCAGCGCTCCCCGATGACGTACGCGCCGCGAGGTTGGCCGGCCGCAGACCGTGCCCGCCGCGACCAACTCGCCCGCGCCGACGCGTTGGACCCCCGCAGGTGGAAGTACCGCGGCCACCGCACCGCCCCGTACGCGGCCCTGTGGCTCCTCGCCCGCGTCGAGCGCGTCGGCGGCCCGTTCACCGCCCTGAGCGAGACGCAGCGTGCCCGTATCGGCACCGTCGCGGAAGGCGCGGCCGAGCGAGTCGAGCGGGCCCTCGACATCGCGGCGCAGCGCCGAACGTTGGAACGGCCGTGCGCGAAGTGCGGCGGGAAGATCGACATACACGGTGGGGAAGGCCGCATCCCCCTCGCGCACTGCACCGGGTGCGGGCAGGTCTGGACGGAGGCTGGGGTGGCCGCGGCATGAACGCATTCGCGCACCACGGTCACTTCTGGAAACACCCTCCTCATGAGGGCGCACAGACGTAGCTTCAGAACATGACCACAACTGACAAACTGCTCGAACGGCTCGTTAAGCGCGTGAACGAGAGCGGCAAGCTGCTCGACATCACTCTCACCGCCAACGGCTCAATGATCACGGGTAGGCTCGCGCCCCGCGCGGCTTGGCTGAGCACGATCATTGAGGAACTGAACGAGACCGACAGCAAGGCATTCGCGGATGACTTCGCCGCTGAGGGTGGTGCACTCGATACCGAGGAGTATCTCCACCTGAGCCAGGGGCAGGTGCTGTTCGGTACCGTGCCCGCCCCCACCAAGGGCGGACTGTTGCGCGTCCCTTTGAGCGCGGTGGATTCATGGATGGTAGGCCGCGTGACCACGAAGCCTTGAGAGCGGCGAGCGCCCCTTGGCTGCGGTCCTGCGTAACACGCCGGACCGCAGCCGCGTTACCGACCCGTGAACCTCGACGACGACACCACCGCCGAAGACCCGCCAGCCGGGCTGCTTCCCGTGCTCACCCTCGACGACGTCCACGAGCTGATGGGCCTGCTCGCCGACGTACGCGACGACCGTGAGACAGACGCAGAGCTAGCGCGGTACCTGCTTGCCAACCTCGCAGGCCGGGTGCCATCGAGAGACTGAGCGCGCCGGACAGGGCCAGTCGACGTATAACGGGAGGAAGAGCGGCAGGCGCTGAACTGCGCCACCCTTGACCGTCTCGGAGGCATGCATCATGAGCGAGACACCAGGCGAGACGCCCACCGTCAGCGACAAGGACGTAACTGCGGAACTCAAGCGAAGCATCGTGAAGAGAGCCCGCGAGGCTCGGGACACAAGGGGCAGCGCGAAGGAGTGTGCCGAGACGCTGAAGTTGCTGGCTCAGGCACACGCCATCACCACGCACCCGACCGTTCCCCGATAGGCGAGGAGAGCGTCACTCCAGCACGCCGAGCGCAGTGTCCGGCCGGCAGTGCGGGCACGCTTTGACCTGGTTCACCGTGACCCCGCGCCATGCCTGCTCGCGAGTGACGCCCCGCGATCGCTTCCCTGCCATGTGACAGCCGCCGACGTGCACGTAGACCGCGGCCCTGCCGTCGAGGCCCTGCTCGATGAGCCAATCCGGGGCCGGCGGTCGGGCCTGCTCGCCGCGGATCCGCTCGGCCTCGCGCCGCTCCTCGTCCACGATCCACCCGCGGGTACGGGCGAGGTCCCGCTCCTGTACGCGTTCGAGGAAGCGCAGCAGGTCGAGACGGGTAAGCGGAGCGTGATCGTTCACATGTTCGAGTGTAGGCAGCTGGCTCACGGCAAAGTCAGAGCCCCCACGCCTGACGACATGAGGGCTCTTGTGGAGGCGTAAGCGCGCGTCAGCTCTCGTCGCCGTCCTGCGCGTCCTCGGCCTGCTCCGACCCCTGCTGCTCTCGCTCCTGCGCCCGCTGGCCGCGCGGCGAGGCCTCCTCCTTCGCGCCGCCGATCGCGTCCTGAGCGCGGTCGCTGAGGTCCTGCGCCTTGTCCTTGAACTGGTCCTCGATACCCATTACGGGCTCCCTTCTTCACGGCCGACCCCCATCACAGGTTCAGGCGTGACGAGGTGACGCGCACCTCGAAGGGCTACGCAGCGTGGCCGCTACTCGGCCGGGTCTGTCGCAGCCTTCGGACGGGCCGTCCCAGATCCCTTGTAGCCACGGAAGACCGCCTGCACCGTGCTGAGCTTGATGCCGAGGCGTGCCGCGATCTGCCGGTATGAGAGCTCCTCCTCGTCATTCAGCCGACGAATCACCTCATCCCGCTCGCGCGACCACTCCTTGTTGCGCTCGGCCTGAGCAGCCATCACCCGACTCTTCGCCCTGACCCGCTGCTCCAAGTCCGCGATCTGCTCGACCGCATCAAGGGCGTCCGACACGCGGCGCACCTCCTCGTCGCTCATCCCGGCCCTTTCTTTCGGTGGGCCGCTTGCGCTGCACTGTAGGGGACCCCTACAGTCACGGGCAAGCAGCACGACTGCTGTGCAAAACGGCCCCGGCCCGGAGTCGCCACTCCATATGGGTCGGGGCCGCCCACCCTGACTCTCACGAAAGGGCAGGCAATGCCCGAGCGTACCGATCAGTCCCCTGAGCAGCACAGCCCCGCGGCCGAGCCCCTCACCTACAACGCCCTCGTCGACACGGTCATCTGCCCGGAGTGCCGCGTCGCCGCCGGTGCCCGCTGCACCACCCGCAGCGGCATGCCTGCCCGCGAGCCGCACGGCCGCCGTTTCGAGGCGCTGGAGCAGGCCGCCGGCATCACGGCCCACCGCGCCACAGTTCGAAGCCAGAGGCCGGAAGCCTGGTGGTCGAACGGCGTCGACCGCGACGCTGAGGCGGCCCTGCTCGCGTCCTACGCCGCCGGCCTCGACGCCCGCACCGGCGCGGCGAGGGAGCAGAAGGACAGCCGCGTGAGCGAGCCCACCGACCACCCGTCGGAGCAGTCCGACGCCACCGACGTGGCCCTCCGCACCCTCCTCGAACAGCCGAGCTACGCGGCACAGACGCTGACCGTCGCCGCCCGCGTTCTGGAATTGGACGCCGCACAGCCCATCACCGGCGCCGCCCGCCAGCACGCCATCGACATCGCCGCCGAAGCGATCCTCGGCAAGCTGCCCCCGGTGGTCCGCTGGGAGAGCCGCACCCGGCTCGACTCGGCACTGCCGCCGCTCACCCCGATCAGCCGAGGCGAGTACGCGCTCCTCCTCCGCGCCGCTGCGAAGGGCCTGTGATGAGCGAGCCCACCGGCAACCGGATCGTCGACGAGCCCGCGACCCCCGAGGCCTGCGCCGCCGACTACGCCAACGGCCAGGACGCCGAGCAGCAGGCCGCCGCCCGCGATCAGCTCGCCCACGCCCGCGCCCACGGCAACGAAGCAGGCGGCGCGTGAGGCGCCTCGCCCGCATGGTGACCGCGGTCCTGCTGACACTCAGCGGGCCCGCGGTCGCCGCGGCCGTCGCCTACGACCGCCTCAACCACGAGTGGTGGACCGGCGCCTCGACCGTCCCCGCCGCCGCGGCGCCCCCGCGCGACGAGGCCGTACCGCAGCCCTCACCCCAAGCGCCGCCCCCGGAACCCAAGCCGCGCGCCACACAACACCCGTGGCCTCTCGGCTCCTGCATCACCTCGACCGCCACACGCAGCACCCCGTGCACGAGCGGTGCCCTGCGCGTCGTCGGTTCCATCCACACCCGCACCGGCACGCCCTGCCACGACGTACCCGAAGCGACACACGTCCGCCGCGCCGGCGCGTACACGCTCTGCCTCGCCTCCATCTGACCCACGGTCACGAAGGACCCTCCCGTGAAGATCCACACGCCGCTGAACGACCCGGATCGGCCGCCTCCGGAGCCCTCGCCCCTCGGTGTCGAGCTGCGGCTTGCGCGCGACGTGCTGACCACCGAAGGCAGCGCCAACGTCCACAGCAACGCCGCAATGATCAAGGCAGCCGCCGCGCTCCACTACCGGCTGAGCGCGCTGATCGCAGCCCTCGATGCAGAGCGAGGTACGCCGTGACTGCCATGTCCCGTGCGACCCGCCGCATCGTTGTCGCACACCTCACCGACTGCGGCATGAATCCGGCGGACGTTGCCTCTGAGCTGGGAGTATCCGCCGACACGGTGCGCAGGGACCTCGCAGCGGCACCCGCGCGCGAGCCTGAGCCTGCGGCACCCGATGCGGCACCTCCTGCGCACGTCCTGCTGCTGCCCGACGACCCGCAACTCCGCCGCAACCTCACCGTCCTCGCCACCGCACACCGGGCGTCAGCCGAGGAGGCCGTGCGAGGGATCATCGACCGCGCCGCAGACCACGTGCGGCACCGATGGGCGGCCCAATGATCCTCGCCCTGATCTTCTTCCCGGTCCTCGCATTCCTCGCCTTGCTCGGCCTCGTCGCCTGCGCACCCGAGTACAACCTCGGCCGCTACGCGCTGCCCGCCATTCGCACCGCCGCCCTGCTCGCCGCCGCCACCGCGTTCGTCGCGGCCGTCTGGAGCCACTGACCATGACCTATGTGACCCTCGGTGGTGTCACCGTCGGCATCTGCATCCTTGTCGCCACCCTCGTCCAGTGGTGGCCCGGCTCCAAGACCCTCCGAAGCGACCCCCTCCGCCAGGCCGGCGGACTCCTGCCGTTCCTCGCTGCCTGGACGTACGGCGTCCTCGTCACCCTCGGCATCGGCGGCCTGATCGGCTGGATCGCCGACACCGCCCTATGGATCACGAACTGGCTCGGCGACGTCGCCCTCATCTGGGGCGTGGGAGGCCAGTCCGGGCAACGCTCCTCCGGTACCGCCTACTTGCCGCTCACGCAGACCGGCGGCGGCATCGTCCTCATCCTCACCGTCGCCATCGTCGTCGCCATCAAGAAGTCGAGCCGGTACGGCCGCGACCTGAAGATGGGCGCCTGGTGCGGCATCTGCCTCGGCACCAGCGCAGGCGTGGCCGGCCTCGCTGCCGTCCCTATCGCTCAGGCCGCGAACTGGCTTGGCAACACCGTGTACGGGGCCGTGGCATGAGCGACGAGACCACACCCGAGGGTGCCGAAGCGGAGACCGAGCCCGAGGGGCCGCCGAGCCGGGTCGCCGGGGCCGTCGTGACACTGGTCCTGGTGGGCGCCGCTTTGCTCGTCCTGCGGCTGGTGGTGACGTACTTCCCGTACATCGCGTACTTCGTCGCCGGGGTCATCGTCTGCGGCGCGTGGCAGAAGGCGCGGGCCTGGATCGTGGGGCGGCGCAGCAGCGGCGACGAGGCCGACGAGGAGGAGCCGCCGGACGTCGGCGAGGCCCTGCGCGAGCTCAGCAAGGGCGAGCACCACGTGCTGCTTACCGCACTGCAAAAGAACCTCGGCGTGGCCGACACGAAGGCCGTCCGCAAGCTGCTGAAGGCCGAGAAGATCCCTGCCCGCGCGGGTGTGCGCACCCCCAAGGGCAACGGTCCGGGCGTGCACGTGAGCGATATACCGCCCGCTCCTCCCGAGCCGAACGAAGAGCACGGCGATGGTTGTTGTTGCAGGTCAGCCAACAACGCCAACGCCAACAACGGCGATGAGAACCCCTCTCAGAAGGGGTTGAGTGTAGAGGCCATCGGACAGGCCGGGACGCTCATCCGCGACCTCGACGAGTCGCAGCAGCGCCGGACCCAGCTCAGCGCCAGCAGCCTCGTAGACCGGTTCTTTTCCTCCGCCGAGCAGGCGCGTCCAAAGGGCTCCGACAAGAGCTGACATCCACAAGCCCCGGGGCGGCCCCTACCGCCAAGCAGACGACCGCCCCGGTTTCCCATCCCGATCACACGAGACAGGACCACCATGCTCTCTCAACTCCTCGCGGCCCTCGGCTACGACCACGTGACGTACTACTGCGAAAACTGCGCTGGCCACTTCCCAGCTGGACACTTCCCCTGCATCGACGTCCGCTGACCCGCCACACTGAGACCGGGCCCCGCCGCGCCAACCCCCCGACGCGGCGGGGTTTTTCGCGGATCAGCCACGCGCACTGGCGCGCCGCAATACCCTCCGCTCCGTGGATTGGAAATGGACGGTCACCGCTGTGCTCCCTGTGCTCTCTCTCATCCTTGGAGCGTGGATGACCCAGCTAAGCGAGGGGCGGAGGGAGTCAGCGGCCCTCAAGCGGGAGGAGAAGCTTCGGCAACTTGACCGTGAGCAGTCTCTTATCGACCGTCGGGAGGCCTTCGAGCTGACGCACCTGGTCGAGGTCAACGATCTTCTGTCGCAGCTCTTCACCTCGGCCCTGAGGTGTCACGACCTCGTTGTAGACGGCGAGCGACTTGGTGAGCATGGCGCCAGCCTGATGGCCACCAATCGCGAGATTTCCCGGGTCAAGGGTTTGATCATTGACGATCACATCCGGACCCTCGTCTCGACCGCCCACACACGATCGAACGGTCTCAGCGTGAGCACAGGAAAGCACTACACCGAGGCTGCCGACGCCTACGCCCATGTCGAGGCCGCACAGAGCTCTATCGCTGCCCGGCTCCGGGATATCTATGGGAGTGGCGCCCACCCAGCGCGTTCACTACGCCCGTAGTTGCATTCCAGCCGATCATGTCCCACACTGAGCCGCAGATCCGGCATGCCCGGAAACAATGACAGACCACACGGAGCCCCCAGCCAACATCCCTGGCTGGGGGCTCCGGCATGAACAGGCCTTACAGACTGTCGAGGATCTTCTCCCGACGGTCCCGATACTCCACATCCGTAATCGCCCCAGCCGCCCGAAGCTGATCCAGCGTCGCCAGACGCGACGCAATGTCCCCACCGGCAGGAGCCGGAGCAGCCTCCGGCATTACAGCGGCCGGCGCCCCCACCGCGCCAGCCAGGCGGGCCCGCAGCGCATCCGCGAGCGCCTTCCCCGCGTCCTTCGGCATCTGCTTGATCTCGGCCTTGTTGCCCGACGAGAACACCTGCAGCGTCCCCATGAGCATGCCGCCCGACCACTGCACCGAACTGATCCGGCCGTACGGGAAGTCCTCCACCTGCTGCGACATGACCCCGTGCTTCAGGAAGATCAGCCGCTGGCTGGTCATGGCAACCAGGCCGTTGCCCTTGCCGTAGACGCCGGGAGCGAGCATCTCAACAGTCTCGCCCTCCCACAGAACCTCGGGCAGCCTCTGGATCTCGCGCTTCGAACCGATCGCGCTCTTGAGCTTCGCTGCTGCGGCATCGATGTCCGGCCGTACGTTGACGTCCACCATGTGGCACCCCTCCACGTCGAGTGGCGGGAAGCTCCTGCTCTACGGCACCGCGCCCCCGCCACGATGAGGCCAAGAGCGTAACGCCCCCTATGCGGCCTGGAGGTGACCGTGCCCAACCAGTACGACAACCCGGTCACCGACGAGGACTACCGCCGCGTACGTGAACTGCACGCTCTCGGCATGGGCCGCAACGCCATCGCCCGCGAGATCAGCCGCTCACAGCGCACCGTGAGCGTCCTCGCCGCCGAGATGCACCTCACCTTCGACGTCACGATGACCGAGGACGCCACCCGCGCCCGCGTCGCCCAACTCGCCGAGAAGCGCGCCGTCCTCGCGGACGCCCTCACCGACGACGCACTCCGGCTCACCGCGCAGCTCTGGCAGCCCGCCACGATCTACAGCTTTGGCGGCAAAGAGAACACCTACGCCTGGGAGCAGGTCGACGAGCCGCCCGCGCACGACAAGAAGGCCCTCGTGTCTGCCGCGACGCAGGCCGCTGCCCAGTCCTTGCGCCTCGTACCGCCGACGGATGACTCCGGCGCCGATGACGCCCGCTCGATGCTCGGGAAGCTGTTCCAGGGGCTCGCGGAGGTGGTCAAGGAGGGCGAGGCGGAGCAGCACGAGGAGGCGGAAGGTGAGTCTCCTTGATGCGCTTCCCCTGTCCCGCAAGCAGATCGTTTCCATCGTCCAGGCCGAGTCGCGCATCAACGTGTGGGAGGGCTCGGTCCGGTCCGGTAAGACCGTCGCGTCCCTGATCCGCTGGTTGATCTACGTGGCGAGCGCGCCCCGCGGTGGAGAACTCGTCATGGTCGGGCGGACGCGAGACTCCCTGTACCGGAACATCATCGGCCCACTGATGAACCCGGATCTGTTCGGGCCGCTGGCCTCGCAGATCCGGTACAACAACGGTGCACCGATCGCCTACATCCTCGGCCGGCCAATCCACATCATCGGCGCCAACGACGCCAAGGCCGAACCCAAGGTCAGGGGCATGACCTGCGCGGGTGCCTACGTGGACGAACTCACCACGCTCCCGCGTACGTTCTTCGACCAGCTCGTTGCGCGCTGCTCGGTCAAGGGCTCGAAGATCTTCTCGACGACCAACCCCGACAACCCCGGCCACTGGGTCCGCCGCGAGTACCTCAAGCGGGCCGAGGCCGTACGGCTGCGCTCCTGGCACTTCGTCCTCGACGACAATCCGTTCCTCGACCCCGAGTACGTCGCCGCCCTCAAGTCCACGTACACCGGCCTGTTCTACCGGCGGAACATCCTCGGACACTGGGTCCAGGCCGAGGGCGCGATCTACGACGCGTTCGACGAGGACCGTCACGTCGTCGCCGACGTCCCGCACATCGCCCGCTGGCTGTGCGACGCGATCGACTACGGCACCACCAACCCGTACGCCGACCTGCTGATCGGGCTCGGCGTCGACCACCGGCTGTACGTCACCTCCGAGTACCGGTGGGATTCGCGCGCCGAGCGCCGCAAGATGACCGACGCCGAGTACAGCCAGGCCCGCCGGCGCTGGCTCGCCTCCGTCGCGCAACCGCAGACCAACGTCCTTGGCGTGCAGCCGGAGTGGACGGTCGTCGACCCGTCAGCGGCCTCGTACATCGAGCAGCTGCACCGTGATGGCGTCTCGGGCGTGACCCCGGCGGAGAACACCGTCCTGGACGGCATCCGAACCGTCGGCTCCCTCTTCGCAGGCGACCGGCTGCGCGTGCACGCCTCCGCCCGCGGGCTGATCGAGGAACTCCCTGGCTACTCCTGGGACGACGAGGCGGCCGAGAAGGGCGAGGACAAGCCCATCAAGCTCGATGACCACTCGTGCGACGCGCTGCGCTACGGCGTGCGCACGACCGAGGCCCTGTGGCGGCCACACATCCCGACCTTGCTGGAGGTGGCTGCCTGATGGCCGCAGTGGTCAACCTGCCCGTGCACATGCGTATCGGCAGCGGCGAGGAATTCCACCTCGGCGACTTCACCGTGGACGTCAACGGGGACGGCACGCTCCAGTACGGCCGCCCCGAACTCGCGGCGATGCTGCGAGCTGCGGCCGACGAGATCGAGAGCCCCACCGTGGACGAGCAGGAGGTACCCGATGCCCCTGCCCACCGCTGACACCCCGTGGCCGCCGACGGACAACCACGTTCAGGCCTCGCTCGCCGACTGGGACGCCTGGTACTCCGCCGACCCTGACCGGCTGGAGAACCGGTACCAGGGCCGCGGCTACCGTGAGGCCGTCGACCGGCCCGCACAGTCCCGCGGCGGCCTCGTCGGCAAGGTCGCCCGCTGGTTCTGGGGCAACCCCACCAGCCCCGGCGAGAAGCGCACCAAGCTCCACATCCCGCTCGCCGGAGACATCGCCCGCACCTCGTCGGAGCTGCTGTTCTCCGAGCCGCCCAAGCTCCTCAGTGAGCACACGGCGACACAGGACCGGCTCGACGAGCTCATGGACAAGGGCCTCCAGCCCACACTGTTGGAGGCTGGCGAGATCTGCGCGGCGCTCGGCGGCGCGTACCTGCGCGTCGTGTGGGACGAGGAAGTATCCGACCGGCCATGGATCGACACGGTGGCCGCGGACCGTGCCGTCCCCGAATTCGCGTACGGGCGCCTGCGAGCGGTCACCTTCTGGACGGTCGTCGAGGCCGACGAGTCCCGCCGCGTCCTGCGGCACCTGGAGCGCCACGAGAAGGGCCGCATCCTCCACGGCCTCTACGAGGGGTCCCTCACTGCACTTGGCCACCCGGTACCACTCACCGAGCACCCCTCCACGGCCGGCCTCGCTACCGAGGTGGACGCCGAGGGAGGCATCGAGACCGGCGCCCCGGACCACCTGACTGCGGCGTACGTGCCCAACGTCCGACCTGCGCGCGCCTGGAGGCACATCCCCACGGCCGCGTACTGGGGGCAGTCCGATTTTCAGGGCATCGAGGGCCTGATGGACGCCCTCGACGAGACGTACTCGTCATGGATGCGCGACGTCCAGAACGGCAAGGGCCGCATCGTCGTACCCGCAACGATGCTCGACTCGCTCGGGCCGGGGCAGGGCGCGGGGTGGGACGAGGAACGCCGCGTCTACACCGGCCTCAACATGCTCACGCGGCCCGGGGACCCTGACCCGCTCACGGTCGTGCAGTTCGCCATCCGTGTCCAAGAGCACAAGGAGACCTGCGCCGAGCTCGTCGAGCAGGCCGTGCGGCAGGCTGGCTACTCCGCGAGCACGTTCGGGGAGTCCGGCGATGGGGCGGCGGTCACCGCTACGGAGATCCGCGCCCGTGAGCGGCGCAGCATGAGCACCCGCGGGCGCAAAGCCCTCTACTGGGGGCCCGGAATCGGCGACATCACAACCGCGCTCCTCGCCGTCGAGGCGGGGCCGCGCTTCCGCGTGACGGGCCTCGAACTGGAGCCGCCCAAGGTCGAGTTCCAGGACTCCATCAGCGAGGGGCCCACGGAACTCGCCACCACGGCTGAGCTGTTGCGCCGTGCCGAGGCCGCGTCCACGGACACCCTCGTACGGATGGTCAATCCGGGCATGGACGATACGGCGGTGAAGGCCGAAGTCGACCTGATCCTCGGGGAGTCCGGGCGCGCCACCGCCGATCCCACGATGACCGGAGCCGAGGGAGGACCGCCCGATGCCGGTTTCCCCAGCGATGGCGGAGGACCTCGCCCGTGAAGTAGGACGCCTGTACGAGGACGCCGAGGCAGCCCTGTTGGAGCGGCTCGCCGCGGCGTTGGAGGCGGACATTGACTCGCCCCGGTGGGCGGAGCTGAAGTTCGCCGCGGTCGGCAACCTGCGGACGGCCGTCGAGAGCGTCGCCGAGGCGCTCCAGCAGGACGCCGACGGCATGGTCCGCCAGGCCCTCGTCACCGCCTACACCCGCGGTCGGCAGGCCGCCGTCAGCGAGCTGGGAGCGCTCGACGTGGGGCGCGAGCTCGTCGCCCGCGCCACGCTGCCCAATGCGCCGGCCGTCGACCGGCTCGCCGCGTCCATGGCGCAGGACACACGCCCCCTCTACCAGCGGATCACGCGTGCGGTCACCGACACCTTCCGTTCCGTCGTCAGCCGCGTCTCGGGCGGGCTGCTGCTTGGCGGAATGACGCGACGCCAGGCATCACAGCGGGCGTTGAATCAGTTCGCAGCCCGCGGCATCACAGGGTTCGTCGATAAGGCAGGCCGTAACTGGGACATGGCCGCCTACGCGGAGATGGCGGTTCGCTCGGTCACCGCGCGGGCCGTCGTCGAGGGGCACATCGACGCCCTCGCCGAGATCGGCATCGGTCTCGTCATCGTCAGTGATGCTCCCCTCGAATGCCCGCTGTGCGCCGCGTGGGAGGGAGAAGTCCTCACGCTCTCGGGCCAGTCCGGACCGCACACGCTGCGCGTCGAGCACGCCACCGAGGACGGACAGATCGTCGTCGTCCACCTCGCCGGAACCCTCATCGAGGCCCGCGCCGCCGGCCTGTTCCACCCCAACTGCCGCCACAGCCTCTCGGCCTACATGCCCGGAGTCACCCGGCGCCCGCAGTCACCCCCGCACCCGCAGGGCGCCACCTACGAGGACACGCAGCAGCAGCGGTACTTGGAGCGCCAGGTACGCCGCTGGAAGCGCGTCGCAGCAGCCTCCATGGACGAGCCCGCCCGCCGCCGCGCCAACGCCCACGTACGCGAATATCAGGCCCGTATCCGGCAGCTCGTCGATGAGAAGGGGCTCCGCCGAAAGCGCGAGCGCGAGCAACTGGCCACCACCAGTACGGCAACGCCCGCCCCTGAGAGCCTCGCAGTGGCCCGACTGCGGGCCAATCCGGGCGCGCTGCACGAGATGAGCGAGGAACAGCTCGGCGACGCCGAGCGGTCCGGGCGCCTCGACGCATCGGAACTCCAGCGGATCGGCGAGGAGCGAGACCGCCGTGCCACGGAGCAGCTCCTCGAACGGGCCCGGCCCGGCGGGCAGCTTGTCGCGGACCTGTCCGGGCTCTCGGATGACGATCTCGATGCGCTGCTGCCGCACCTGTCCCCGGAGGAGACGCTCCGGCTGGCCGAGGAAATGGACCGGCGCGAGACCCTCGCCCGCGTCTTCCCTGGTGGCCGCCTCACCGAGACCCTCGCCGCGCTCGACGAGGACACCCTCGGCTGGGCACTGCGCTATGCGAACGCCGAGGAAGCCGAGCGGATCGCCGCGGAGATGGACCGCCGCGACGAGCCGCCGCCGCTGCCGACCGCGCAGGGCGCCGAGACCATCACCGGACAGCTCGCTGACCGTGCCGCGGTCGACGAGGCTCTTCGGCCGGCCGCACCGCCGGACGAGTGGCCCTTCCTGGCCGACGATGCCCCCGATCCGTACGAGGGCATGACGTCCACGGAACGGTGGATCGCCGAACGCGAGGCAGAGGAGCAGTCTGCACGTGGCGCGTACACGCGCGACGAGGTGCGGGAGATGTACCGCGAGTACGTCTATGTGCAGTACCTGGCAGCCGAGGACGAGCTACGCGGGGTGTTCCTGACCAAGCGGGCCGCGCTCGATGGGGTCGATCCCATCACCCTGTTCTCCGGTCCGTCACATGTTGCCTACAGCCGCGCCTCGGAAGAGCTGAAACGGTGGTGGGCCGAGCACCCGCGCACTACGCTCGCCGAGTACACGGAGCAGGTCACAGGGCGCCGCAGCGAGGCAGGCGAGACCGCCCGCGCAGCACGAGATGACCAGCAGAACCGACTCTGATGGCGAGGTTCCATGGGTCCGCGCGAGCAGTTGGTACGGGCGCTCAACGAGGGCGCTCAGGCAGGCAGGGAAGGCGCACGCCCGACCGCATGCCCCTACGCGCGCGATGACCTCCGGCGCTCCGCCTGGATCCGCGGCTACGCAAAGAACCGGCCGCTTCCGACCGAGTAGTTTCACCCTCTTGGGCCCGCCCTCGTGCGGGCCCTTTCTCGTGAGACCGGCGCCGCACGCTACGGCAGATTCACAGCCCTTCGGTACATGACGCACTCCGGGTTCGCGCATATGGCGGCCCCCCGCTGACGCTCGTGGCCTCCGCCTCCGAAAGCAGTCGTCTCCTCTACGTCGAATTCGACCGGCTGACCGCAGTCAGGGCACTTCGGCACGTCTTGATCTCGGGCGTCGCTTGAGTTGCTCATCCCTCGACCGTACGGCGGACCCGCCCCTTCCGCCCGCCACGCGCGGGCGCCCTCATGCCTCCCGGCACCCGCCGCACGGTGACCGCCGGACATCCCGAAAAGGGAGTACACCCATGCAGCACCCTTTCAAGCACCCGCTCGCCATGCGCTCCCCGATGGACGTGCTCGGTCGTCGCCGCAACGGCTCGCCGATCTACGCCATCGCGGGTGGCAGCGGCGAGGGCGACGGCGGATCCGGTGGAATCCCGCCCGCGCCGCCCGCAGGTGACCCGCCCGCGCCGCCGAAGCCGACACCTCCGGCCCCGACGCCCCCCGAGGGCGGCGGCGAGCCGGACTGGAAGACCGAGGCCCGCAAGTGGGAGGACCGCGCCAAGGCCAACAAGAAGGCACAGGACGAGCTCGAAGCGCTCAAGGCCGCAGCCATGAGCGACCAGGAAAAGGCTGTCGCCGAGGCGGAGAAGAAGGGCCGCACGGCCGCCGCCTCCGAGTACGGCACCAAGCTCGCCGGAGCCGAGTTCCGCGCTGCGGTCGCCGCCGCGGGCATCGACCTCGGCGAGGCCGCCGAGCTCATCGACGTCACCCGGTTCGTCGGCGACGACGGCGAGGTGAACGTCACGGCCATCAAGTCCGCCGTCACCAAGCTCTCCAAGCTCGCCCCGAAGGGTGCCGGACGCTCCGGCGCAGACCTCGGTGGCGCGGGTGGATCAGGCGACCAGAACGCCTCACTCGACAAGCAGATCGCGGACGCCACCGCTAAGCGGGACTTCGCGACCGTCATCCGACTCAAGCGGCAGAAGGCCGCAACCACGTAAGGAGGACCCATGGCCGGCATCACCGGGATGGGCGACACGTTCAACCTTCCCAACTACGCGGGCGAACTGTTCGCCCTGACCCCGGAAGACACCCCGCTCCTGTCCGCGATTGGCGGCCTGACCGGTGGCGGCATGACGTCCGGCCAGGAATTCGAGTGGCAGACCTACGACCTGCGCGACCCCTCGCAGCGCACCCGTGTGGAGGGTGCGACCGCGCCGACCGCCGAGGAGCGGGTGCGGGCGAACGCGCGCAACGTCGTCCAGATCCACCAGGAGAAGGTCAGCGTCTCGTACACCAAGCAAGCCGCGATCGGCGCACTCACTACCCCCGGCGCGGCTCCGTTCCGAGGCGTGGACGGCGCCAACCCGGTGAACAACGAGCTGGACTGGCAGGTCGCGCAGGCCCTCAAGTCCATCGCGCTTGACGTGAACTACTCGTTCATCAACGGCGCGTACGCCAACCCGACGACCAACGCGACCGCGCGCAAGTCCCGCGGTCTGCTCGCCGCGATCACGACGAACCGGATCGCCAAGGGCGTCACGACCACCGGGGCGACCTCGGCGACCGACACGGTCACCTCGACCGCGCACGGCCTGGTGGACGGCGACCGGATCGTGTTCACCAACACGAGCACGGCGACCGGGATCGTCGCCGGCCGGGCGTACTTCGTCGACCAGATCGACGTGAACACCTTCAAGGTGTCCTCGTCCTCGGGCGGCGCGCCCATCACCCTGGGCACCACGACCGGACTGGCGTACACGAAGCCGTGGACGACGGACCTCACTCCGGACCACGTCTCGGACCTCCTCCAGATGACCTACGACAACGGCGGCATCAGCGAGCAGGCCACCGCAACGCTGCTGTCGAACTCGGCGCAGAAGCGGGCCGTGTCGCGGGCCTTCGCCAACGCGTACGGCAAGTTTCAGGAGACGAGCCGGACCGTGGGCGGTGTCGACGTGACCACGATCGTCACGGACTTCGGCACGCTCAACCTGATGCTCGACCGCCACATGCCGCAGGACACTCTCTGCGTGGCCTCGCTGGAGCAGCTGCGCCCGGTGTTCCTCAACGTGCCTGGCAAGGGCGTCATGTTCGAGGAGCCCCTCGCCAAGACCGGTGCCTCGGATGAGGTGCAGATCTACGGCGAGGTGGGCCTCGAATACGGCAACGAGCGTACCCACGGCGTGCTCACCGGCTTGAAGGTGGCCTGACCATGGCCATCTACGAACGAGGCTCGGGCGGCCACGTCGCCGAGCGCGTGCAGCCCGTACCCGGCAGCGAGGAGGCGGAGCGGTACGCCGCTCTCGCGGAAGATCCCGCGTCGGGCTGGCGCTGCGCTACGGCCGACCGTGAGCCCGATCCGGTCGAGCTGGCACGGCCGGGCAAGTCCGCTTCCAAGGCCGACTGGAAGGCGTACGCCATCGGCCAGGGCATGGACGAGGATGACGCAGAGAAGGCGACCCGCGACGAGCTCGCCGCGCGGTACGCGGACGGAGGCGACTCCTGATGGGTCTCTCCGCATCCCTGTCCCTGGCGGCAAGCGTTAGCCAGACCAAGGCGCTGGACCTGACCACTGCGGCCGATCCGTTGATGTTCCGGCGGGCCGTGAACCTCGGCGACGGCACCGCGGTGGGCAAGGCCGACCGCGTGTTCCACGACCGTCGCACGTTGGCAGCGTCCGCGACCGAGGATCTCGACCTCGCGGGTGTCCTCACGGATGCCTTCGGGGCCGCGATCACCTTCGTACGGATCAAGGGCCTGTTCATCAGCGCCGCGGCGGCGAACAGCAACAACGTGGTCGTCGGGGCAGCAACCAACGCGTGGGCGACGCTCCTCTCCGCGACGGGCACGCTCACGCTGCGGCCGGGCGCCTCCGTGGGAGCGATCGCGGGGCCAGCGGACGCTACGGCGTACGCGGTCACTGCCGGGACCGGCGACCTGCTGAAGGTCGCCAACTCCGGTGCGGGCAGCACAGTCACGTACGACGTCGTCATCGTCGGCGCGAGCGCGTAGGGGGTGTCATGGCCCGGATCTACGCGACCTCCGCGCAGTACGAGACGTACACCGGGCAGACGGCGCCCACGGACGTCACAGCCCGGCTCGGCCGCGCCTCGCGATTCTTGGACTCCGAGGTGTTCCGGCTGTGCTGGTACGAGGTGGACGAGGACGGCTACCCCACGAACCCGTTCGTGATGACCGCCTTCGCCGATGCGGTCTGCGCGCAAACGCAGTGGTGGGCGGAGACCGGCGACGAGCTGGGCACGGCCGGACAGTGGGGCTCGGTGAAGATCGGGTCTGTGGCGCTGTCCGGTCCTAGCTCGTCGACCGGCACCGGCAGCTCGACCGGGGGCCGCAAGGTCGCCGACGCCGCCCTCGAAGCGCTCCGCACGCCGGACCTGACACGGGACCTCTTCCGCCTCGGCGAGGTGGTGCAGTGCTGATCCCCGGCTTTCTCCTGCAACACGAGGTATCGGTGGAGGCGTGGGAGGGAGAGGGACCGTACGGGCCGTCGTACGCCGCTCCGGTCACGGTGCGGTGCTTCCTCGACGAGCAGACGCGCATGGTCCGTAACCCGGCGGGCGAGCAAGTCACCTCCTCCTCGACGGTCTACGCCCTTCCCGACACGACGTGTCCGGCCCGCTCCCGCGTCACGCTGCCCTCCGGCCGGATCACCACGGCCATCGGCGCGTACCCCCGCGACGGTGGACGCCTGCCCACCCCCGACCATTTGGAGGTGCACCTTCAGTGACGCAGTACGCGCGCATGAACTGGCAGGGCGGCAGGTTGTGGGGCTCGCGCGGCCGGCGCCTGGCCTCCGAGGGCGTGCAACGGGCGCTAGAGCACACGCTCGGCGAGGCCAAGAAGCTCGTCCCGCTGGATGAGGGCACCCTCGAACGCTCCGGAAAAGTCGACGTGGACGGACTGAACGGTGCGATCAGTTTTGACACGGTGTACGCCGTCCGTCAGCACGAAGAGATGGACTGGAAACACTTGCCTGGCAGGCAGGCCAAGTACCTGGAGCAGCCGATGAACTCGGAGCGCGAGGTCATGCTCCGGCTCATGGCTGTGCCTCTGCGCCGCTGGTTCCGCGGCTGACCCACCCGCCCCCGAACCCCCGCCCGTGTGGGGGTTCTCGCATGTCCGGAGGTGGCCGTGGGCTACACGAACGCGCTCCTGGACGGGCTCGCCTCGCTGATCGCGGAGGCTGGACTCGGCGTCTACAAGCCGGACGGCATCTACGCAGAGGCCGAGACGGGCGTGCTCTTCACCGTCATGCCGGGCAGCCCGGACCGCGTCATCGTCCTGACCACCTACCCGGTGGAGGACACCGACCTCACCGACGCCACCACCGGCATCCAGGCCCGCATGCGGTGCGGCCGAGACCCGCGCCTCGTCGAGCAGCTCGCCGACGACCTGTTCGACCTGCTCCACAACCGCCGCGGCCTGGTCCTCGGCGGGGTTCAAGTCGCCCTGATCTGGCGCCAGTCGCAGGCCCCCATGGGCCAGGACGAAAACGGCCGCCAGGAGATCTCGGCGAACTACTACGCGCGCACGACGCGCCCCTCACCCCACCTCTACGAATAGGGAGGCTGCGTCATGTCGACGCCGACCGAGACCGCTCTTGCGCGCCGCTGGCGCCTGGAGATCAACATGGGTACCGCGGAGACGCCAAGCTGGCAGCTGTGCCCAGCCATCACCGAGTTCAGCTGGACAGCTGAACCGAACCTGGAAGACGACACCTCGTACGACACGTCGGGCTGGGGCGAGTCCACGAAGACTGGACAGGACTGGGAAGTCGAGACGACCTTCAACCGGAAGGTGTCGCCCGACAGCACGGTCTACAGCTCGGTCCACGAGAAGATCCGACTCGCGTTCTTCGCGTACGGCGAGCCCTCCAAAATCCACCTGCGGTTCATGGACCGCAACGGGTTGCCGGAGGCGTACGAGGGCTACGGCCTGCCCAACTGGGAGCCGCAGGGCGGCGAGGCCCGAGACCTGGACCAGGTGCAGACCACGTTCACCGGTACGGGCCCCCTCACGCCGATCACGAACCCGATGGCCGCCTGATGGCCGGCGGGTTCAAAGTCCTGGAGGAGTTCCAGGACGATGCGCTCACCCTGCCCGTACGCCTCCCGGACGGCAGCGTGAAACAACTCCGGATCCCTTCCCCGTCTGCGGAGGACGGTCTGAAGGTGCAGGCGCTCATGGAGCAGACCGCCCGCATGGCCGACTCCGGAGCCCCGATGGACGCTGAAGTCCTCGACGACGCGCAAGAGATCGACCTCTACAGGACAGCCCTCGGCGACGCCTACGACGATCTCCTCTCAACCGGCCTGCGCTGGAGCCGGTTCCGGCACGTCGCGATGACCGCCGTCATGTGGATCACTGCCGGACTGGAGACGGCGGAGAAGTTTTGGGAGTCAGACGGCGACCCTTCTCGGGTGGCCCCGAATCGGGCAGCGCGCCGGGCGGCCTCATCGGCTGCGGCGAGCAAGACCCAGAAACGGGGCTCTTCGAGTGGTACGAGCACCCGCAAGGCCACCGGCCGCGCCCGCAAGGCCGACAAGACCTGACGTGGGGCGCCCTCCTCGATGAGTGGGCGCTGATCGAGTGCGACCTCCACGACGTGTACGGCGTCGACCTCGAAGCCCCCGGCCTCATGCAGGACCGCACGTGGCGGTGGCTGCGTATCCGCATCCTCGGCCTGTTCTCCGCCGAGTCGCGTATCGCCCGGCACTTCGCCCCGCCTGAGCCCAAGCAGCCGCGGCGCACCCCCCGTCACTGATCTCCCCGAGGGGGTGCACCCATGGCCCTGCATCTCGGCGAGCTGGTCGCAGGTCTGCGCGCGGACGACGCACCGTTCACGCGGGCCCTCTCGCGCGCCGAGCTGGCCATGCGTGGTCTCACACGCGGCGTGGACGGCCAACTCCGCGATATGCGAGGGCGGTTCGTCAGCCAGAGCTCGGGCATGGGTCGGAGCCTTTCCGACGGGATCGGCCGTGGTGCCCGTGGCGCTGTGCTGGCGATCGGGAAGATCGCCCCGGCTCTCGCCGGCCTCGGGGCGGGTCTGCCAGTGGTCGCCGCAGCGGCGACCGCGCTCGGCGGGCTCGCGGCCGGAGCGGCGGCGGCCGGGCTCGCCTACAAGGCGTTCAGCCTCGCGGCGGGCCCGCAGATGGAGTCCGTCACGGAGGTCTCCAAGCTAGCCGAGGAGGCACAGAAGGCGGTCGCCGCGGGGGCGGAGGACGCGGCGGAAAAGCAGAAGGCATACAAGGACGCGATGTCTCAGCTGCCGCCTGCGACGCAGCAGACGGCCAAGGCGTTCATCGGCCTGAAGAAGGACTACAAGGGCTGGTCGGACGAGATGTCCGGCACGACCATGCCGATCTTCACCAAGGGCATAGAGATCCTTCGGGACTTGCTCCCGATGCTGACACCGTTCGTGAAGGCTGCGGCCTCCGCGATCAGCGGGTTCCTCGACGAGGTGGCCGTCGGCGTCAAGAGCGCCGGTTTCAAGGAGTGGGCGGCCGACATGGCGTCGGCGGCCGGCCCTGCGCTCCGCAACTTCCTGTCCGTGATCAAAAACCTTGCCATCGGTTTCGGTGGCTTGCTCCAGGCTTTCCTCCCGGTGTCGGACGGGATGACCGGCGGCCTGGTGCAGATGAGCCAGGCATTCGCTGACTGGGGATCCTCACTGAAGGGAAGCGAGGGGTTTGCCACCTTCCTGGAGTTGGCGCAGGAGGGCGGAACGACGCTCGGCCAACTGGCCTTGGCGGTCGGGAATCTCCTTGTCGCGCTCGCCCCGCTGATCGGCGTGACAACGCAAGTGGCACTAGCCCTCGCGAGGATCATCAACGCGCTTCCGCCGGAAGTGCTTTCGGTCCTCGCAACGACCATCGCCGCGGTCGTCATCGGCATGAAGGCGTGGGCGATCGGCGCCCGCGTGGTGGCCACTGCGAACGCGCTCATGGCTTCCTCGTCGCTCGCTGCCATCCGCGGCTGGGTCCGGATGATGGCGGTCGGTGTGGCCGCCTACGTGCGGATCGCTGCTGCGGCCGTCGCGTCGGCTGCACGGACCGCTGCGGCGTGGGCCGGGGCGGCGCTGCGGTCGATGGCGACCTTTGCGGTGCAGATGATCCGTACGGCGTTGGTGGCGGTCGGGCAGTTCGCTTTGATGGCTGCGCGGGCGATCGCGTGGGCTGCGGTGATGGCTGCTCAGTGGCTGATCGCGATGGGCCCGATCGGCTGGATCACGATCGCGGTCATCGCTCTTGTCGCGCTGATCATCGCGAAGTGGGATCTCGTCAAACAGTGGACGCTGGCGGCCTGGTCGTACGTGTCGTCGGCGATCTCCACCGCCATCCAAGCGATCTTGACCGCTATCGGGTTCCTCGCGTCGATCCCGGGCCGGATCGCCGGATACTTCGGTGCAGCCAAGACCGCGGCCATATCGCGGATGACGGCGCTCGTGTCGTGGCTCCGCGGCGTGCCGGGCAAGGCCGGCGCGGCACTGGCCGGGCTGGTCGGCTCGTTGCGAAATGCAGCCGTGAACGGCTTCAACGCCTTCAGGAGCGCTGCATCCTCGCGGGCCGCCTCGTTCATTTCCTGGGTGCGCGGCATGCCAAAGCGGATCGCGAGCGCCATCGGCTCCCTGTCCGGGCTGCTCGTCTCCAAGGGGCGGGATGTCATCCGCGGCCTGTGGAACGGAATCAAGGCTATGGGCTCGTGGCTGAAAAACCAGTTGATCAACTTCGCGAAGTCGATGATCCCGGGCCCGATCGCGAGCGCGCTCGGCATCTCCTCCCCGTCCCGCCTCATGGCGGACCAGGTCGGCCGCTGGATCCCTGCCGGTATCGCGCAGGGCGTCACACGACATGCCGGGGTCCTCGACTCCGCCATGTCGAACCTCGTGAGCACCCCCACCCCGTCCGCGTCCATGGCCATGGCCGCAGGCGTGACGGGCGTCGGCGGGGGCAGCGCCGGAGGTCAGACGCCCCGGGCTGTGACCCTGCGCTCGGACGGTAGCGCCTTCTCTGACCTCGTCATCGGCACCATCCGCGACGCCGTGGGCGACCGCGGCGGCAACGTCCAATTCGTACTGGGGAGGTGACCGCGTGGCCTTTCCTGAAGACCCGTTGGGCGTCCGCGTAGAGATCCGCACGGGCGTCGTGTGGACGGACATCACGGCGGACGTGAAGACCGCCGAGGCGCTCACGCACGCACGCGGGATCCGCAACTCGGGTACGAGCGCGGATCCCGCCACCTGCCCCCTGAAGATCGACAACAAGGACGGCAAGTACAGCCCGCGCAACCCGATGAGCCCCTACTACGGGCTCATCGGGCGCAACACCCCTGTGCGCGTGTGGATCCCCGGCGGCACACACTTCCTCGACCTCGACAGCACCCCCGCCAACCTCGCATCCACACCCGACGTGGCGGCGCTCGACATCACCGGCGACCTCGATCTCCGCATCGAGCTGGAGGCCTCCTGGTACGCGCCAGGCGCGCACACCCTGCTCGGCAAGTGGGACCACCCCACCGATCAGCGCTCATACCTGATGCGGCTCCAGGACGGCTCCCTGTACCTCTCCTACTCCACCAACGGCACCGCGGCGGGCACCTTCTTCCACGCCCGCCCGTTGCCCGCGCTGCCGCCGCGCGCGGCCCTGCGAGCCACCCTCGACGTCGACGACGGACAGGGTGGCCGCACCGTCCGCTTCTACTGGGCCGCGAGCATGGCCGGGCCCTGGACCGAGATCTCTGCTCCTACCACCCTCACCGGAACAGTGACGGTGCACGCGGGTACCGCCCCCCTCACGGTGGCACCGAGCGACCTCACCACCTCCCCGCCGCGCTCCCCAGTCGAGGGACGCGTGTACGTGGCGGAGGTCCGCTCCGGAATCGGCGGAACCATCGTGGCGAACCCGGACTTCACAGTCCGGCCGCTCGGTTCGGGCGGGTTCACCGACGCGGCCGGCCGTACGTGGTCGCTGTCCGGGTCGGCGGCGATAGCGGATCGGCAAGAGAGGTTCGTCGGCGAGATCGCCAAGTGGCCGCAGAAGTGGGTGCCGTCCGGCCAAGCGGTGTGGACCACGGTGGAGGCCGCGGGCATCCTGCGCCGCTACGGACAGGGACAGAAGGCCCTCGACTCCACGCTCCGGCGCCGGATCCCTTCCGGGACACCGCTCGCGTACTGGCCGATGGAGGAGGAGCGGGAGGCCACCCGCGCCTACTCGCCGATCAAGGGAGTGCAGCCCGCGGCGGTCACCGGCATCTCCTTCGCCGCCGTCGACACGCTCCCCAGCTCCCGCGCGCTGCCCCAGCTCACCGGCGCGGCCACCCTGTCCGCGATCGTGCCCGTCCATCCCACCCCCACGCAGTGGCATGTCGAGCTGGTCTACAACGCCGATGACAAGGCCCCCGCGGCGGCGCAGCCCCACCCGGAGATCATTTCCATCTCGGCCACCGGCACGGTGCGCCGCTGGTCGGTGGGCATGCGCAACGGATCTGCACGGGTGTACGGCTATGACTCCTCCGGGACCGCCATCGTCGATCAGTCCGTGGGCCTGGGCTCGGACGTCTTCCACGGCTGGGTACGCCTGCGCTTCTGGGCAAGCGAGAGCGTAGGAGTCACCACGTGGGGCCTGTTTTTCCAGGACATCGGAGGCGACGCGGGCGGCATCAGCCGCACCCTCACCGGCACCACCGGCCGCGTCACCGCCGTCACGGGCACCTGGGGCGCAGCGACCGAAGGCTGGGCCATCGGTCACCTGAGCGTCCTTCCCACCGCCGCCTCGTCGCTCTACACCGGCAGCGACAACGCCTATTCCGGCGAGACGGCGTGGGCGCGGATGCTGCGCCTGGCCAATGAGGAGCAGATCCCGATGTCCCGGACCGCCGGGCCGCTTCCTCCGGAGCGAGTGGGGCCGCAGCGTCCCGAGACGCTCGTCGCGCTGCTCCAGGAAGCGGCCGAGGTCGATGGGGGGATGCTGCTGGAGTCCCGCTCGCGGCTGGGCCTGCTCTACCGGGACCGGTCCTCGCTCTATACCCAGGAGCCCGCGCTCGTCCTCGACTACGCGGCCGGTGTGATCTCCACGCCACTCGAACCGGTCGACGACGACACGGCGACCCGCAACGACATCACCGTCACGCGGACGGGCGGTTCCTCGGCGCGCGCGGTCCTCGAGGAAGGCGCACTGTCGGTGCTGCCGCCGCCGGATGGGATCGGCCTGTACGACGAGTCGGTCAATCTGAATGTCGCCGACGACGTGCAGCCGGTGAACATCTCGTACTGGCGGCTGCACTTGGGTACCTACGATGGAGCCCGCTACCCCTCGGTGCGGATCCTGCTGCACCGGCGCCCGGCTCTGATCCCGGACGTCCTCGGGCTGCGCGAGGGCGACGTCATACGGCTGATCAACCTGCCTCCGTGGACGGCGTACGGGCCCGTGGACCTGATCGTCACCGGTTACAGCGAGGTCTTGCTCCCGCGCCGGTGGGAGCTCATCTTCACCTGCGAGCCCGCAGGGCCGTGGATGACCGCCAAGGCGGACCACCCGGTGTACGCCAAGGCCGACACCGAAGGCTGCGCCCTCACCGTGGCAGCGACTGATACGTCCACCTCCTTGGACGTGGTCAGCGCGGGCCTGCCCTGGACGACGAACCCGGCCGCGCTGCCCATCGCGCTGAAGCTCGGCGGCGAGGAGGTCACCGCAACCGCGGTCGCCGCGCTGGCCGACACCTTCACGCGGGCCGTGGCCTCCGGGTGGGGCACCTCGTCGGGCGGGCAGGCGTGGGCGACGGCCGGCGGATCGGCCTCCGACCGATCGGTTGACGGGGCCCGCGGCGTGGTGGCGCTCCCAACGGCCGTCTCGACCGTTCGGTTTCAGACCCTGGTGGGCGGCGTGCAGGACTGCGAGATCCGATGCCGCTTCCAGGCCGGGCAGGTGTCCACTGGGGCGAGCCTGGTCCCGTCGGTGCTGCTGCGCTACGTCAGCGGCAGCGCCTACTACAGGGCGCGGCTGCACTTCGCCACGGGAGGCGAGCTCTATCTGTCGGTCACCCGCGACACCACGCAGGTGGGCGGTACACCGCAGCTCTCCGGGACCTACACGACCGGCGATGAGTTCGAGGTGCGCGTCCGCATCGACGGCCACCGCATCCGTATGCGCGCCTGGCGGGTGGCCACGGCCGAGCCCGCCACCTGGCAGCTCGACGTCACCATCACCGCCAACACCATCGCCGAGGGCGCCGTGGGCGTCACCTGCTCGGGGTTCGCGGGCAACACCAACGTCGCCCCGCTCGTGCGCTTCGACAACTTCGAGGTCGTCGGCGGGCAGCGGCTCACCGTCGCCCGGTCCGTGAACGGCGTCTCCAAGTCCCACGCGATCGGCGCCGCTGTGCGGCTCGCCCATCCCGCGATCGCATCCCTGTAAGGAGGGCCTGCCTTGGCAACCCCGATCGAAAAATGGCTCCCCGGCGACGACATCACCGCGGGCCGCCTGGAAGCCATGAACCAACGCTCCTGGCTCATGGTCACCAACTACGGGGCCGACACCTCCGGAACGATCGACGCTGCCGCCGCCATCCAACTCGCGCTGAACGCCGCACGGGATGTGGGCGGCGCCTGGGTCCTGGTCCCGCCCGGCGTGTACCTGATCGGGCAGACGCTGCGGATCTACGGGAACACCAGGCTCACGCTGATGCACGGCGCCGAGTTCCGCCGGAACTTCGCCGGCCGCATGATGACCAACGGCGACGCGGGCCAGGCGCTCGGCGGCTACACCGGGCACGGCAACATCGTCATCGAGGGCGGCCTGTGGAACATGCGCGGGACGACCGCGGGCCTCACGGGCAGCGCCATGTGCATCAGCATCGGGCACGCCCAGGACGTCGTAATCCAGGACCTGGAGATCCTCGACGTTCCAGGCTTCCACGCGATCGAACTGAACTCGACGTTCCACGGCGTGATCCGCAACTGCCGGTTTCGAGGGTTCATCGATCCGGGCGGCCGGGACATCTCCGAGGCCGTACAGATCGACCTGGCCAAGTCGTCCACCGAGTTCGGCGCGTTCGGCCCCTACGACAACACGGTGTGCGAGGACGTCCTGATCACGGGCTGCTTCTTCGGCGCCTCGGGCACCGCGGGAACCACCGCCTGGCCGCGCGGTATCGGCTCGCACACGACGACAAAGACGCTCTGGCACCGCCACATCCGGATCAGCGACAACGCGTTCGTCGGCTGCCTGCAATTCGCGATCAGCGCGTACTCGTGGGAGGACCTGACGGTCAACGGCAACAGCTTCGTCGGGTGCGGGTCGGGCGTGCGCCTGCGCGTCATCATCACGACGGACCCCCAGGACACGGCCGGGCCCGACGGAATACCGACAGGCACATCGCAGGACATGCGCAACATCACGATCTCTGGCAACTCGTTCCGTCAGGGCGGAGGCTACGGACAGGTCATCGTCGCCCAGGGCGAGGCCACCGGCACGATCCTGAACCTGTCCATCACGGGCAACACCATCGACGGCTCAGCCGGGGGCCAGACCGGCATCCGGCTGAACTACGTCTCCCGCGCCACGGTCGTGGGCAACGTCGTCGCGAACATCGACGGCTCGGCCATCAGCACCGAGCAGCAGAACAACACCGTGATCGCCAGCAACGTGGTGTACCGCGCCGCCTCGCACGGAATCACGATGGTCGACAGCTACAACTCGAACATCCTGGGCAATCAGGTACGCGACCCCGCCAGCAATGGAGTCCTCGTCCAGGGCTGCACTGACGTGCAGGTCCGCAACAACTTCGTCGACGGCGCCAACCGGGTCAACGTGCCCGGCTCGCCGTCCTGGGGCATCCGGGTCAGCGCGACGAACACGGCTATCGCCGTGAGCGGCAACAAGTGCCGGCCGGGGTCCTCGGCGGTGGCCGCCGAGCGCGGCCTGTCCCTCACCAACGGCACGACGGGGCTCACTCGATTCGGCAACGACATGCGCGGCACGTGGTCGGGTTCCGGCGCTATCGGCATCGCGGACGCCTCGATCTCCCCGAACCTCGCCGCCACCGACATCGGCGGATAGGCCGCCTGACCACTCCGCTCCTCAACGCCCCGAGCCACCAGGCCGGGGCTGTTCTCATGCTCGGAGGATCCGTGAAGCTCATCTCGCGTGCCCAGTGGGGCGCCCGCGCTTACCGCAAGCCTGGAGGCGCCACCACCTACAGCCGCGCCCGCCGCGGCGTGAAGCTGCACTACCTCGGCACCGCCTACACCGACCGGCCGCACGAGAAATGCGACGACTACGTGCGGCAGATCCAGACGCAGCACATGGACGGCAACGGCTGGAGCGACATCGGCTATTCGTTCGTCGTCTGCACGCACGGCACCGTGTACGAGGGCCGCGGCCTGCGCCGCCGCAACAGCGCGAACGGCAACACGACGCTGAACGAACAGGATTACGCGGTGCTGCTCCTCGTCGGCTCGTCCGGGCTGACCAAGCCCACCGACGAGCAGCTGCACGGCGCACGTGACGCGATCGAGTACTGCCGCCGGGAAGGGCCGGCCGGGCCGTGGCTCGGCGGTCACCGTGACGGCTACTCGACCACCTGCCCCGGGGCTGCGGTGTACGCCTGGGTGAAGAAGGGGGCGCCCCGGCCCGGCGCGGGTGGCGGGACCGCCCCGGCGCCTGAGCACGAGCCGTTCCCTGGCGAGGCCTTCTTCATGAGCGGCAACACCCCCGCCTTCGGCAAGCGGTCAGTGCTCTTCACCGCGATGGGCAAGCGCCTCGTCGCGATGGGCTGCGGCCGATACCAGGTCGGCCCTGGTCCCACCCTCGGCAAGGCCGACGTCGACAGCTACGAGGCGTGGCAACGCAAGTGCGGCTACAGCGGGGCCGATGCGAAGTGGCCGCCCGGAAAGTCCACGTGGGACCGGCTCAAGGTCCCCAACTCCTGAAAGCGAGGCAGCCCAGTGGATGAGCCCCGACTTTTCACCCTCGAACGAGACACCGACATCACTGGAGTCTCAGGTACCGGCACCGTCGCGGACGGCGTCGTGTGGCCTGACGGAACCGTGTCGATCCGCTGGCGCGGTGACCGCCCGTCCACCGTGTTCTGGGAGTCCCTGGAGCACGCCGAGCACGTCCACGGCCACCAGGGAGCGACTCGCTTCGTGTGGTCCGCCGCCCCGGCCCCGAAGGAGTCCTGACCATGAACACTCTCGCCTTCTGGAAGGCGACCGCCGAGCGTGCGGTGCGCACCTTCGCTCAGTCCTCACTTGCGCTGATGGCCGGGGACGGCATCGGCATCCTCGACGTCGACTGGGGCGAGGTCGTCTCGGTCGGAGGCTTGGCCTCGCTCGCCGCGGTCCTGACCGCAATCGTGACCAGCGGCGGGACGACCGGCCCCGGCATCACGGAGACCGTAGCCACGCCGGACACTCCTCGCGGCCCGACCTCGATCTGACTAGGGGGGACCAGTGGCCGATGAGCCGTCGAACTCCGAGCTGTGGCGGCTCATCACCGACGTTCGCGCAGACCTCTCCTTGCGACTGGACCAGCTCGTTCGCAGAGACGTCTACGACGCGCGGGAGAACGCCCGCGACCGCGCCATGGACGCCCTGCAACGCGACATCCAGGAGATCGAGCAGGACCGGGAGAAGGAAGCCGACCGCCGCGCGGCCGACCGCCGCCTCATCTTCACCGCACTGGTCGCCCCGGTCGTCATGCTCGTCGTCATGATCTATCTGGCGTCCCAGGGGGTGCAGACGTGACCCGTCGCGCACACCGACGACGCAGCGACCTCCGCTTCCTCCTGACCGCCGTGGCCGTCCTGGCCGCAGCGCTTTGGGTGGTCTTCACTTTCCAGAACCTCGCCGCCGAGCTGCACACCGCCAACGACGCCAGAGACGCACTTGCCCGCCAGGTGCAGCGGCTCGGGGAAAAGCCCGTCGGCGGCCCGCCAGGAAGCCGCGGCGATCCCGGCGAGTCCGTCACCGGCCCCCGCGGTCCGCAAGGCGAGCCGGGCACGCCGGGGCCCACGGGCCCGAGTGGGAAGCCTGGCAGGGAAGGCGAGGGGGGTGACACCGGCGCTGATGGGGTCGGGCAGCCTGGTGCCGACGGCGAGCCGGGGACGTCCGGAGTGAACGGTGCGGATGGAGCCGATGGCGTGGCCGGTCCGCCGGGGCCGCAGGGTGAGCCCGGTCCGGCAGGCCCGCAGGGCGAGGCCGGCAAGGCTGGGGAGCGCGGGCCTGCCGGACCGACGTGTCCCGATGGGTACAGCCTCCAGGCAACGGCGTCCGATCCCGATTCGCTCGTGTGCCGCCGTGATGGTGCGCCTGACCCTGATCCCGAGCCCAGCCCACAAGGCGCGGCGCTGGCCCCTTCCCGACGCCAGTACTGACGATGGCCCTCCTTCTGCCTTCGGGCGGGAGGAGGGCCTTTCGTCATGCCCGATTGCTCGCAATCAAACGGAACTCCACCCGATCTGCAATCCTGCGCAATGCCCCCGCCCCAACCTGCAATCGCGGCGCATGCTGGACGCCCACCATCCGCTGACGGAGGACGACATGGCCCTGCGGTTCATCGGCACCACCAGCGAAGAAGGCGACTGCCCGACCCTGTACGACATCCCCGAGACGGACGAGATCCTCGTCCAGGGCGACATCGAGACCGACCCCGAACACCTCGTGCAGCTGCGCGACGTGAAGCCGTCCGAGTCGTTCGTCCGAGTGCCCCGCTCGCTACTCACCCGATACGCGCCGCGCACCGCGGCCCCGGACCTTGTCCCGTTCTCCGCGGTGGCACACCTGTTCAAGGAGTTCCGGCACACGGCGTGGAGGCTGGAGACCCGCCGCGGGTACGCCTCCGACCGCAACAGCCCCAAGTGGGCGCGCTGGACTGCGGGCGAGGACATCACCGCCGAGCCCGAGAATGCGTGGCGCGAGAATGTCCGCACCCAGACAGAGCAGGGCAAGAGGTTCGAGCGGGTCCGGCTCGTCGACGAACCGGCCACGCAAGGGCAGGAGTTCCTCCTCGCCACCGGCCTGGGCAACGTCGCCGCGGGCGAGGACATCCGCAACCTCACACGTACTCGCGCGGAGGAACTCCGCCTACCTGAGTTCGACTTCTGGCTCTTCGACTCCAAGACTCTCGTCCGCTTCGCCTTCGACGAGGAAGACGTGACCCTCGGCGTGTACGTCACCGAGGAACCTGCCGACGTTCTCGCGGCCTGCCAGGCCCGCGACGCGGCATGGCACCACGCGACCCGTACCCAGGAGTTTCAGCGGCGGGTACGTTCCAGTATGTGAGTGACTTCCAGGAGGCCCGGCAGATCCTCGGCGCGCGGCTAAGCGAGCTGCGCGCCGAGTCGGGTATGGAGGGCAAGGACCTCGCGGCCAAGTTGGGGTGGCAGCCCTCGAAGGTGAGCCGCATCCAGAACGCCAGGCAGACGGCGAGCGCGCAGGATGTCACGGCGTGGACCGCCGCTGTGGGCAGGCCGGATGTCGAGCCCGAGTTGCAGGGCCTGCGTGCGGGTGTGGAGTTGAAGCACCGGTCGTGGCGCAGGCAGCTCGCGGGCGGCCACTCCGAGCGGCAGAAGCTCGCGATCCGGGAGACTGAAGCGACGTCGCTCGTACGGGGCTTGGAAGTCTCGCGTGTCCCTGGTCTTTTCCAGACGCGCGACTACGCGGCGGTGATCTTCGATTCCAACGCAGAGTTCCGCGAGATCCCTGCCACGACCGAGCAGGCCGTGGAAAACCGGATGCGGCGGCAAGAAGTTCTGTATGAGCCGGGGAAGGAGTTCCGGTTCCTCGTTTGCGAGGCGGCGCTGTATCACCGCTCGTGCCGCAAGGCGGTGATGGCCGAGCAGCTCGACCGGCTGTACGGGGTGGTGGGCATGCCGCGGGTAGAGCTGGGGATCCTGCCTTTCGGGACGCAGCTGCGGCGTACGGCGCCGCATGCGTTCTGGATCTACGACCGTCGTCAGGTGATCGTCGAGACCATCACCGAGGAACTGTGGCTCACGGCCGAGGAAGACGTCCGGCTGTACGAGCGGGCGTGGGACTGGCTCGCCGAGTCAGCTGAGCGAGGGCCGATGGCGCGGCGTCTCATCGGCCGCGCGCGAGCGTCTTTAGATCTCGCCTGAGCAACCCGCGCAACTGACGGCGCGTTAGGTGCAATCGCTCGCAATCGATCAACAATTGCGCTGCCTGCACCCCTACGGTCCTGGCCATGGCCGCATCCAAGCGCACGACGCCGGACCCAGGGAACGCCTGGCTCGCCGAGAGTGCTGCCTGCCCAGAGCTCGCACTCACTGCATGGGAGACGCGCACTCTGGTGCCGGTCAACTGCACACGGTGGCTCGCCGCCGAGGTGCAGTTGCAGACCGCCATGGGAGCCGTGCAGCGGATGCCGGAGCACGAACTAGGGCCGCTCCTTCTGGACTTCAGGATGGATCGCGCGTGGTGGCTCGTGCCCCTTGGCGCCGCGGAACACCTCTTGGATGTCCCGCAGGTCCTCGTTCTGCCCCTCGGCTGGCCCCTGGACTGCCCCTCTACACGACTCGCCGTTGGCAGTCGTGTCTGGTTGGAGGCCCCCGACGGGTCTGGCCAGCTCAATGACCCCGTGTACCTCGCCGCCGCCCTCGGGCCCGGCGGCGGCCCTCGACTTCCCGCGGAGGCCTTCGGATGACCACCCCAAGAGAGCTGTCTCCCGTAGATGACTGGCTAGCGAACGCGCAGCCGGCGCCCGAGCTCGCCCGGCGCGAGTGGGAGGTGGGAGGCGTGGCATTGCTGCCACTCGGCCAAGCATTCGTCGCTCCCCGCCTTCCCGAAGCGCTCGTGCACGCGGCCGTGGGGACCGCAGAACCGGAAGAGGTCGCCGAGCGCCTGGAGCAACAACTCCACGGCCCGGTCATCCACGACGACCGAACATTGAACGCCACCTACTACGCCTTGATGCAGCAGCGCGACCGGCAGGCGTGGAAGCACGAGGACGTCGCCCCGCTCCTGGGGCAAGGCACCTACCTCGGGGTTCCCCGGCTCGACCGCCGAGAGCCACCCGGGACGTACTGGGTCGTGCCACCGCGCTTCACTGGCGATCTGTGCACCCCCAAGCACGTGGCCGCCCTGATCGCCCTCGGCCGCGAACGGCTGGCCAGGGAGCTGGACCAGTGAAGCCCGCCGCCCCCGCCGAGCTGGTGCCCGAGGTAGAGAAGGCCTACCAAGTGCAGTTGGCGCACATAGCCACCTGCGGCCGGTGCCGCCTGGAGATGCCGTGTGATGACGGCCGCCGGATCCGTCGGGCCTTACAGGCGGCCCGCGTCGCGGCCTCGTCCCCCATGAACGCCCGCCGAGACGGCGGGTGACTGTAGGACCCCTCGCCCCGAGTTGCGCAGTGCCTCGCGCTCATCACCTCGGGGCGAGGGTTGCCCGATCCATCCACGTAAGCAGGAGGTTCTCGATGGGCACGCTCACGAACGGCCGCACAACGATCGCCTACGAGCATCACGCCGCGCCTGGCCTGGACTGGCGGAAGGCGGGCAGGACCGACCTCGACCCGATCCTGAAGGAGTGCGTGATCCTCGCGGAGGCGCCGCCGGCCGTGGGGCACCC